TCTTGACCAACGACTCCATCTTGACCAACGACTCCATCTTGACCAACGACTCCATCTTGACCAACGACTCCATCTTGACCAACGACTCCATCTATTATTTTAATGACAAATTTAATCATATTATCATGAACGTCGTCTATTATTATTTTATTAGATTCAATAAATTCGTTTATTATTCTCTCATTTTCTAATTCTTCGCTCGTTGTTGAAGCCGATAATTGCTTTTGCATATATGAACCATGAATGTATTCCGCTTCTCTTTGCGCGTCTTTATAATTTTTAACTAGGTCATATTTATGCTCCTGCAAATATTCAATTATATCTGGTCGCATTAATAGTTTATTTACTATTTTTTGTTTTTCTTCTGAACCAAGTTTTAAAAATTCTAGTTCATTTGATGCGTTGCAAACTGTGTCTTTTTTATTAGTATTAATGTTAAATCCGGATTTGTCTATAAATACTATATCATCTCCAGAACTACATAGTTTTGAAAATTTTAGTGCATTTTTGAACAATTTAAACATTGTGTCTTCGCTTCCTTTTGGAAACACCGTTTTTAGTGTTTTTTGGTTTAACATAGTTTCGCACATTGATTCAAACTCGGAGTAATTAAAGTTTAAAAAATTTAGTGGCACAACATCATATTCCCAATCAGAAAACCGACCCTTTATGCTATCTGAAAATTTTAATATATGCTTTGCTACTTTTATGAATTCTGTATTATATCTTGAGTTTATGTCACTTAACTTATTTAATATATATGGGTCATTTTCTGCATATAACTTCAAATCTTCTAATATCTCGCTTGGCACGTTACCTTCACTTGCAGTCAACACATAATCCATTAAAGTTTTAATTGTTAAAAAGTCAGACACTCCAACAGATTGAAACCCAAATCCGTAGCTATTTGGCAAAGCAATTTCAAACTTTCCATTTCCAGGAAGTATCCTTTGGAGTTTTTGTTTTTCTATTCGTTTAACAATAAACGAATCGTCTCCTTCTTCTAAAAATCTCTTTATAAATGCTATTTCTTCAGGATTTTTCAAGTCTAAACTCACATATGGTTTTTCTTTTACGGGTGGCGTATCTGTTGGCTTTTGAGCTGACCCCTGAGATTTAAACCACGTCTCCCACTTTTTATCTGGATCCCAGTATTCCCATTTTAAATATCTTGGCCACCTCCATCCACCTTCGGTTGCTCTGTCTATTTTTCTTTTTTCTTCTAATTTTATTACCTTTCCCAAAATTCCCAATTCAATAATTTTAGCATTTGATAATTGTTGTTTTTCCTTTGCAACTTCAGGACTTACTTTATCATTGTCTTTTATTTCTTTTATTTCCTTTCCAGAATCTAATACTTTTTTTACAACCGTCTCCACTACTTCTCCAACTTCTTTGCCAACTTCTTCAACTAATTCTGTTACTTTTTCTATTATTCCATCTTCTTCCTTTGTTGGCATCTTTGGAACAAAGTTTTCAGGCAAATTGTGAACAATCCTATATGACGAATAATATAGCTCTTTTAGATACAAATCAAATGAAAAGTATTTATTTGGGTCTTCTTTTTGTTTCTTTTTAAAATCTTGTTCATAATAAGCATAAAACACGTCTTCTATCTTTATATCCCTTGCATTTGGATCATTTGGGTCTATTTTTATAACTGCACCAGTGGAATCTTTTAGAGGGTTGCGAATTAAATAAGAGAGTAAGTCATCTGGATTAAATAATGCAAACTCTAAATCAGATGCACCACCTGTTTCTCTTGACATAACGTGTTCAATATCCAAAATTATAAATTCCTCTTCTTTCTCATTAACATTCATTTTAATAAGATTGCCTTTTAGATTTTCTTCGTTTTGTCTGCCGTATAACTCATAATAACCATCCACGGTTAAATAAGGAATCACCGTCTTTAATAGAATTTTATTAATGTCCGTAAAATCTTTTAACTCTTCAATAAACTTTGCACCCTCCCCCGTTTTAAACGCTTTAAACAGATTTGAAAGCTTATTATTCAAAAACGTTGAAAAAAGCAACAGCTTTTCACGATTGTCCAATATTGAAAAAAAGTCTATTTTAAATGCATCCATAACCGGGCTTACTATCTCACTTACGCCGGCGCTTAACAATGGAACTGCCGCAACAAAATACATAATTTTTACGCTAATTTTTACAGCTTTTATCATCCACATGTCGTCTATTTTTTTAAAATATTTGGAAAGAGAAATTCCAACCTCACTGTTAAAAAACAAATTTTGAATGTCTGTGTGAAACAATTGAATGTCGTGTACAATGCTAGAAATCAATTGCATTCGCGCTTGCTCCACTCTTTGATTAAATGATTCAGCGGTTCCATAATAGAATTTCATGTAAAACTTTACTAGGTCAACGATTGTTCCTTTTGGTAGGATTGGTACCCAATTAAATGGAAATAATTCATTCATAATTACAGTGTCATATCCCTTTAAAACCCAATTTTGAAGAACTCCTACAGCAATACTAAACGAGACGTTGTGCATGTTTTTATAAAGAAAATGAAAAATTGCAAAACCATTTGTATACATTGTAATATTTTTAGCGGACAAATTTGGATATTTTAAGAATTTTTTGAATTTTTTTTTGAACTCAACCATATAACGCATTATTGATAATTTATAATTATTTGGTTCGTCTGGTTCGGGGTTAAGCATCTCCGCAATTTCTTCGTTTGAATATTTCAGTTTTTTATAGTCTGCAATTCTTAGCACTTTTTGTTCTATTTCTAGTATGTTTTCTTTGTCAGTTTTTTTCTTTTGTTTCTTTTTTGCTTCCGCTTCCTTTTTTAATCCATCAAAATATGCATTTGGACCAGAAGTTATTGCAAATTTATATAAACCATCCACAGACATTGTAAAAAAATCTGGAACATATTTTGGTATTTGAGGAAGAGGGTTATATTCACTTTCCCACATCTTTTGCAAAGGATTATATTGAGTTGACCATATATTCCCAACAAAACTAGTAAACACGTTGTTACTTATATTATTTCCTGGCAAAGAAATCCAATTAAAAAAGCTTCCGGCACCTTCAATCGTTGACGCACTAAGATATCTAGTTAATTCGTGAAATGTTCTTGTATTTGTACCAATTTTAAATGCCTGTTCAAATATTATCATCTTGTTAATGTCTTCATAATTTGAAAGCAATGCATTTGTTGTATTTATATACGAGTATATGTTTGATGCCATTGATAATGAAGATAATATAAATTGCCCATTTGGAGTTTTTACATATGATGTTACAAAGGCCAACCACGAAGTATTTACTATCTCTACGTTATTTGGGTTAAGTATATCCTTTTCTTTTATTTTGTCATAAATATATTCAAAAAACTTATAATATGCATTTTCTTTTAATGATTCATCTTTCTTTCCATTAAATATGTCAGTAATCATTTTAGTAATAAAAGCTGGGTCAGAAACTCCTTCTGGAGTTTTAGAATAAACAACCATTTCACCATAAAGCTTTATAAGGGTCCCAACGTCTCCAATAGAAAAAAATCCCGCATGATAAAATAAATCTAAAAATCCGTGAAAAAATAAATTTGTCCCACCAATATAAGAAAAAATTTTTTCTCCCAAAAAAACAAAGTTTGAAGTAGAAGCTGTTGTTGCTGCTGCTACTCCTACTCCAGTTCCTACTGCCGCCGTTGTTGTTGCTGAAGCAGAAATTCCTATGTTTGACATAATTAATTGTAAAAGAGCAATCCAAGTTAATGGTGAACCTATTGAAGATACAACTAAAATATTGAATCCTACACCAATTAAAACAGGTGTTATGTAAACAAAAACTGGATTGCTTGTTACTCTATACAACATTTTCAAATAACCTCCATCTTCTTTTTTCATTTGCTTTTTAAGATATCTTTCCTTGTATATTTCAATGTTTTTGTGCAATACTGCAAAACGGCTAGCCATTTGTTGTTGTTGCTTGTATGGATTAAAAGTGGCTGGCTCTTTTATGGATTTCAAAACATCCTTTTGCAGCTGAGATATATGCTTTTTTCTATCATCCGCCCCAGCACCAACACCGGCAACTCCTATTTTTAAATCGCTGTTTAATAGTATAACCTTATTGTCCTCCAAAACGTCTTGCATTGTAATTGTTTTTTCGTATTTAAGAACTTTAACGTCGTATGATTCTTTTTCTGTGTTATATTGTTCTATTATATTTTCAGATTCTTTGTAAGCATTTGTCAGTTTCTCTTTGTATGTATAGTAATCATTAAAATTATATTTATTTATACCTTGTGCATCTCTATCTGCATATATTGCCGGTGCAGCTTGACTTACTTTTTGAAATGACGACATTTATAATATATTATATTAGTATATTTTTTATTTTAATATCGTGAAATGCTTAAAATATATATATTATTTTAGAAATCAATTAGATAAAAAAAATATACTAATATATTATTATATTATAAATGTCAGAAACAACAACGGTAGAAACTGATTCAACAAATAAATTAACATGTAACAGCAAAATTTTTGATGAACTTAACAATTATGCAACATCAGAACCAAGTATAAAACCCGAAGTTGTTGAAGCAAATGTTTTATATAACAATGGAAAATTTTATTACTCTAGCGGTGAAAGCGTAGGAGCTCTTGTAAGTTATTCTTGTGCGGCAGTTTTATTAAATACCATTTTAAGAAAATTGCCAGAAAATCAGGTTCAGTTAAAATTGAGCGTAAACACTATCATGAATTCGTTGTTGCAAGTTGTCCAAAGCTTGCAACACAAGGTCGGATCAAGCAAGTCCAGTGATAAGGATGACACTGAAAAAGATTGGGGAAAAATTTGCACTAAAATTAAACCATTAGTATTCAAAAAAGGCGGAAGCGACTGTTTGTTTTATAATGACGTTGCTGGGCTTCAAAAAGAGAAAAAAATTATTGACTCTTCTCTTGTTTATCCTCTTATTTACCCTAATTTGTATCCAAAAACCTCCAAGGGTATTTTAATTTATGGTCCTCCTGGAACAGGAAAAACTTATTTAGTTAAAGCCGCCGTTAATGAACTGCAAAAAAAAGACGACAGTGTTGGCGTTTTATTCTTTGCTCCATCCCCAGGCGATCTAAAGGGAAAATATGTGGGTGAAACCGAAAAACGCATTGAGGAAGCATTTAGATGCGCAAGCGATGCTGCGTGCACATATCAATCTGACTGCGCTGGCAAGAAAAAATACATTTCAATCATTTTCATGGACGAAATGGACGCTATTGCGCCCGATAGAGACAAAGATACAACAGGTCTTGCAGTAAATTCTGTGAATACATTACTGCAAATGATGGACGGTATTAAATCATTTCCAAATGTTGCAGTCGTGGCCGCCACAAACTATCCATGGAATTTAGATGCCGCTATTCTAAGACGTTTTGACACGCAATTGCTTATTAATATTCCAAATCAATACGATTTGAAAGAACTTTTTAATATTGAAATGACTAAGTTTATAGATTTAGAAACAGACAAATCAAACTTTAGTTATTGCGATTCCAAAGGAAAAAAGAATGATGATTCCTCTGATTTATCTTGCGAATTGGAATGCGAGTCTAAACCTATTATTGAAAAACACAGAAACTATCCTTATTCAGAATATGAAATAGACTATTTTTTAAATAATAAAGTTGGTGGTTTGGTTGACGGCATTATTTTTCAACTTGAAAATGATAAATTTTCTAATTCTGATTTAAATCGTTTAATTAAAGCAGCTGCAACAAATGCTGGAGAGCTTGCAGTAAATCAGAGTTTATTTTATTCACCAAAACTTTTGGGCGATTTTGAACACGATAAATACGTATCATCTTTAACTGGTTTGAGAATTTCTCATGAAATTCAAACACCTGGAGCAGCAAAAGGGAAAAAAGTGGTAAATTTGGTTAAAATTGCGCAATTGTCCATTGATATATTACAAGCTTTTGTAAGCAACCAACTCCCTAAAAATGTAATACAATTAAATCCTCCTGATTTTGTTAGAATTAAATACAATGGTTATTATTACTATAATTCAAAATGTTTATTATACAAAAACGCCGATTCAATAGTGCAACATTATTCTATTAAAGATATCTACATTAAAGGTCATCCTGCTACTGAGGGATTTTCTTTTGACGACTGGAGAAAAAATGTAACTGGTGCTGACAATTATTTTACAAACATATTAGGAACCTCGCAAGCAGAATTGGCAAATGAAGACACCATCATTAAAAAAGGCGACATAGATATGATTGTTGCGTTTGATTTTACGTTTAAACAAAATAAAAATTACTCAAACAAACAAACATTGTTGCCAGTATATAGAGATTTAATTAACTGCATTTTTCAACCAATTTATAACAAATTTGGCGAAATTAAAAAGAATATTGAAATGTCGGAAAAAATTGGAAAAGACGTTAGAGGTCCAACCGGAGAAATAGATACTGGAATTTCTCAAGAATATTCGCAAGGAATCAAAGAACCGCCAAAAGAAAATCAACAAACTCCTGAAGAAAACCGCAGGGAGGATGAGGATGAAAAATTAAAACTTATAAATGATGAATCTGTAAGAAAAATTAATCAGCGCAGAGAAGTAGAAAGAAAAAATAAAGAGGTAAAAGCTGAAGTAAAAAATAAAAAAGATGCAGTTTTAAACGAACTTAAAACTACTACTGGAGTGGTGCAAGGCGGTGGCGCAAAATTAAATTTTACAGACGTTGAACTCCAAAATATTAAAGATGGTGTTTTTTTCAATGAAGAATCTGGAGTTGTAAGGTTATCAGATAGTGCTATAAAAATAATTAGCGGCCCTGGGTTTATTAATGATTGGTATATAAATTTAAATAATAAGTTTTCTTCAATTAACGAACACAATCTTGATTTTTATAATTTTTTGCTTTTGAACAAGGTTTTAACAGAATTTAAATCGGAGTTTATTCCTCCCATTGACTCCGAACTTATTGCGGGATCATTGTTTTCTTTACAAAATATAGACGATTTGTTAAATAATGCATTTAGCGAATACAACGACTTAATACAAGCAGAACTTTCATTAAAAAATGAACTTAAAGATGATGTTTGCAAAGGTGCTATAACAATTAAGGACAATTTTAAAGATATGTTGAATGATGCTCTTTCCAATTCTCAATGCAATCAAAATGAAGTAACTGAAAAAGAAAGCGATTATGAAGCCTTGAAAATTGACAAAGCTGAAAAATATGCAAAATATATAAAACTCCAAACAATTAAGGATGAATTAAACCGCGAACCTGAAAAAGGGACAATCAGAGAAACAATTAATGTCTATTTAAGTATGATAAATTCTGAAGGAAAAATAAATGAAGCAACCTCTAAAATAGATGACCTTGAATTTAAAAGTTATTCCCTCATTAATGGAGAAACCGTTTCAATTTATTATTATAAGCTTAATAAGGATGATAATTATGGTACATTCAGGGTCAATGTCGCTCAATACAAAAAGTTTGTAACAAACTTTCATATTTACAATAACATAGTTTTGTGTCCATCTGAGTTTGATGCAAAATTCATAGATATTTCTGAAGATTTATTTGAGGTTATTTTTAAAGATGTTTTTTCAGATATTAAAATAACTACAACAGATGTTGAAGAATTGAAAAAGATTTGGACTCCAAACTCATTGGAAACTAGATTGACTCAATTATATATTAATGATACAATTAGAATGCATAATTTAAAGTTAGAATTGTTAGATACAAAAAGCAAAGAAACTATAAAAAACATTACTTGGGACAAAGAAATAATTGACACTTATTTGTATGGATATTTATTAACATTGTTAAGTGTAGAACCAATTGTAGTAAATTTGTCTAATCTATCAATTCAACTAATAAATGACAATTATAACCTTGCAAATAACAATCGGGGAAAATTTTTGGGAAAGTCTGATCCCATTATGCCTTCTAACGAGAACAATATACTAGACGAGAAAAATCTTGCGGAGTTGGTCAATTCCCCTTTTAATGAAGTAAAAACAAAAGTAGAAGATACAAAAAGGACTCTCGAACAGCAGAAATCTGCAAATAAAGTCGCAAATGATGCAATCTTGAGAGGCGAAGAAGAGGCGCAGAAACAGGGACTTGCTGTTGCTGAGACAGTTGAGACAAAAAAAGCAGAGGAAGAGTTGGGAAGGAAACGCGGCCTTTTTGTCAGCTTTTTAAATATTGCTGAAAAATTTTTAGACCAAATGAACGGGACCGGCAGCGCCAAAGATGAAGACATGGATGGCGGTGGTAAGGCAAAAACGTTAAAAAATAGAAGACAACACTCCCACTTATCTTCTTCTTTTAGAAAGCACAAAAAACACTCAGAGTCAAAAGCGCGTTCATTTAAAAGTAAAAAAATCGTTCATAAAATGCGAACACAGACTTTGCGAAACCGAACCAAATATATTGGTGGAGCAAAAATGTCTGAAGACTTGGAAAAATTTATTGAATGGTGTGTTAAAAACGAACAAAAAATTGATAGCTCTGCATTAGCGGCTGGAGAACTTGGACCAATTGCCGGAAAAACTGTTTTTGTAAAAACTGTATTTAGATATGAAGAATTAGTAAAACAGAGAAAACATGGAGTTGTAAGCGATATATGGAATTCGGCCGATTTTGGTTGGGGAGATTGGTTTACAGGCAAGAAAAAAACTCCTAAACAAAAAGCAAATGCAATTTTACAAGAAATAAAATCAAAAAATCAATTGCTTCCACTCATATTTAATAACATTCAATCAATTGGAACATTAACAAATAATGCTGACAATAAAATAACTGATGATGCTTTATTATTCAAAGAAGCTAAAAATTTAAAACTTAAATGGCACCCAATACAATTAGACGATCGCTTTTGGAACGACAATTTTGGTCAATTGGCTAGCACCCTTCTTGGAATGCGTTCAAAAAAGGGAGGAACTTTATGGAACAATGTTACGGGCGTACTTGCTACTATTATTGCAGGAGCCATGGCGGGTGGGCCATACGGTGCATTGGCGGCAGTTGCTGTCATAACTGTAGCAAACACAATTAACTGGCTCACACAGAATCCTACCGTTAAAGATGAGGATGTTATATTATTTATGGTCTCACAAGCATTGTTTACTATATTAACAGATATAAGATACATTGAATGCCAAAATTTTACTGAACCTGGAGGTGCAAATGTGGCTATTTTGTTTGAAATTGCTGAAAGAGCTAAACAAATAAGTGAAGTCTGGTCAAATTCACAAAGTGGAGCTACAACTCCATCTCCATTTCCTGCTCAAACCAGCGCAAGTGGATCCAATGAAGATGCCGTAATCGTTGAATTATATACAGCGGCAGCCAAAACAGTATTAAATAAAGACATTAAAAATAAGCTAGTAAACTTAAATATACCAATGCAATCTTTTTATTACGCAATGAACATTGTTAAATCAACATATAATAAAGAAACTGGTCCATTGTTAACGCAATACTACGAAAATAGAGATCTGTTTATGGAAAATTATAAAAAGAGAGAACAGAAGCAATCCAAGTAAACAATAAAAATCAGAAAAATAATAATAGAGATTATAAAGAAATAATAGAGATTATAAAGAAATAATATTTTAAAAATAAAAATATTATTAACATACATATAACCATGTCTTTATCAGATATAACAAAACTGTTATTACAAACATATAACGAAAAATTTGACAAAAACGAAAACGCTGATGAAAAAATGCAAGAATCAAAAAAGTTTGACGAAAAATATTTAGCTGAAAAATACAATGAACTTTTATTATGTTGTGAACAACAAAAAATAAATCCAAATAAATACGATGCAAATAGCGATGATGAAGATTATGACCCTGTTAGAATGTATAATAATCAATCAATAAAACCACGCTTAAATGACAATAGCAAAGACGTTTGCAACACTATATGTAAAATGAATTACGTAGAAGACAAATCTTTTGTAAACAAAATGATGACTTATAGAGTTGCAGAAATTCAGAAAAAACTTATGTTTATAAAATTTAATATTGAAATATACAAATACATTATTACAGGCATACTTAACCTACAATATAAAAGAGACGCTAAAATTATAACATCTCCTAACATAGATGAAGAATTGAAACGTTTGCTAGAAATAAAAGCCAATGTAAAAAAATATTTAGAAGAATATCTTATAAAAATTGAAAGATACGTGCTGAATACAACTATATGCAAATACTTATTTTTACAAGACCGATACAAGAAATTAGTAGGAGACGCAAATATTAAATTATTATAAATCTTATTGCAGTCAACATTATAAAATATTAATCAAATTAAAATATAAAATATAATAAACATATAAAATATAGTAAACATATAATAGAACAATGATTTCAAATAAACTATCGCAATTAGAGTCAGCTTTAAATGATACTTTAAATATTAATGACTTAATAATTCAAAATAAAAATTATAGCTCTGAAAAAATAGAAGACAATCTTACAAGCAGAAATATAGATGAAGAGGGTTCAAGTAATTCTGGGTCTTCTAGCATGTCATTTAACTACGTAAGTGATGATTTCTATGAAAACGTTTTCAACATACACGAAGACGCCAACGACACGTTTAAAAAACTCTTATTGTGCTGTACAAATTATTCTAGTTCAGAAGACCAAGAAGATATAGACGTTCTTATAAATGAAATAAACAAAGAAATATTTAATTTTAATAAAGAAATTCAAGAAATCAGAAGTAAAAAAACAATTCATCTAGCTAACTTTCCAACTGAAGTTATTGACGAAAATGGAAATAAAAAAATATATGAGTTTTCATCGGAAGACGCTGAACTTATAGACAGAATCAATAGTTTTTTAGATAAATATAAAGAATATAGCTCAACCTTCTAGTTTAGAAGAATAGTCCACGCTTTTGGGTTTTTGAAGATTTTCCTTTATATTTATTAACAAGTTTTTCCCGTTTAGTCAATGTTTTTGTGTTTTTCTTTGTTTTAGATTTTATTTTGTGGGTTGATTGCTTCTTTGCTAATTCATCCGCTGGTCTATAACGCAAGAACCACTCTTCATATTCTTTGTCTTGCTTTTTGCTGTGTTCTTTCATCTCTTTAAACTTTTCTGCCTTTTCAGCTCTCATCTCTTCCACAGTTTCCTGATGTCCATAACAACTTATGCTGAATCTTCTTAGAAGACCCTTTTGTTGTAATCTATTTTTCTGTTGCACTTCAAAGAGGAATTGCGCCATGCACACTATTCTTTCTGTATCATAGTAATTGCGATCTGAATATAAAAATGCCAAGTAAAAACTCAACATGGTATCAACTGTCGCTATTTTCACTGGCTGTTTATCAACTGTAATAATATTGTAACTGTGGCACGCAATTGGCATATAAATAAACGCAATTGTATCTGCACCGATTAAAACTTGATAGTGTGGTGCAACTATCTCTCCTATTTCTTTGCGTTTTACAATTTTAGCTTTATACCCGGCGTCTTTTAAACGTTCTTTCAAAATTTCAGCCGTCTTCTTAGGATCTTCCGATAAAACGTCAAAGTCCGGAATCTTCTCTAGCTTCTTGTGTAAATGCTTCGGCATATAATTCAAGTAGAGAGAAATAGCATATCCACCAAAAAATACCACGCCTTGATTTATAAATGAGTTTCTTGTTATTTCAAATATCTTATCTTCTTCCGCTTTATTAATCATTTCTCTCTGAAAAGGTTCTATGTCATCACAATGCGCGGATTTTAAAGGATAGTTGTTATTGAGTAGCGTTAATCGCTTTAAGACTTTTTCCCATCTGGAAACATCCCCGGCCGGCCTTGAAAGCTCTAAATACATGGACATTCTCAAGTAATTTGGTGGCGCGTATAAAATGCCGTCTATTTTTATTGCTTCTTGTTTTACCGCCTTGTAAATTTCCTTATGCAAAAATGTAATGTCCGCAACTGGTATGAAATTCACAAACACCTTATATGTTCCCTTGTGTTGTCCAGACTTGGCTTCTACCTCTAAAAATCCGGCTTTCACGTAATCATCTGTTAATTCTTTGCTATCATTTAACGCATTGAAAGAGAAAAAATCGTAATCCGGTATTTCCACTTCTGTATTGTAAAATTGGTCTTGTTTTGGCAAAATATTATTGATTGCAGTTCCTCCGTAGCATATCACTTTTTTCCTGCGTATAAAGTTCTCCACAATTCCAATTATCTTTTTTACTTCTCCTGAATTGGCTACAGCTCTTCCAGAACGCTCTTCGGCTTTATCTACCGCACTTCTTAATATCGCTAATTCACATTCTTGGAAGCTCATTGATTTATCGCATATGTTTTTCATTTAATAGTCTTATATTATTAAAAGAAAAAAGAAAAATTAACACACTTTAGAAAAAAGAAAAATTAACACACTTTAGAAAAAGTAAAAATCTATTATTATATTATATTAATATGGGTAAAAATCTTTCTAGAAAATGTTCGCATGGAGGGCAAGTGAGACCACAGGAACAAGAAGAACAACAGGAACAACAGCAACCACAGGACAGTCCAGTGGTGTCTGTTGATGAGGAAGGAGTTGTATTAACACCTCTAATTTCAGCAATTAGAAATTCCAGAGACGATTCCAGCGACCTCAATTCTCCAAAACCAGGCGCGATAGCAAGAATAACAGAACTTTTAAATCAAGGCGCAGATATTAACGGCACAGACAGTATTGGCAGGACTCCTCTAATGCATGCAGTGATAGTAGGCTGTCCTGAAGTGTTTTATCTTATTTCAGATCGCCATCCAGATGTCAATGCTCAAGACAACGAAGGTCGGTCAGCTCTTATGTGGGCAGCAACTCCTTCAAATGTAAACAAATATGATTTGGCTGAATATCTTTTAGAGGAGCCAGGCATTATAGTAAATAGCGTGAATAAACAAGGTCAGTCTGCAATGGACATTGATGAAGAAGGACCAATAAGAAGACTTATAGAAAGACATGTAAATTCTACAAGAGGAGGCAGAAAAACTAAGAAAGCTAAGAAAGTTAAGAAAACAAGAAAAAATAAGAAAACAAGAAAAAATAAGAAAACAACAAAGCGCAGAAGATGATTTTGAAATACTAAAAAAGAATAATAGAAATATATGAAGTTATAAAAATAGTTTTATTTTTTATATTTTCTTGAGCGACCCTTTCTTGTCTTTTTTGATTGTCTTTTCTTTCTTCCGCGTCTACTTTTTCCTCCCCTAGGAACGACCTTTCGTTTCATTTCAGTGGGTGAATCCGAAGAATTGTAGTTAGCCCCTGCTGTCGTCAATAATGCTATAATAGTAAGGTAGTTTTTAATTTTTTCTTTTTTGTTTTTGGTTATGCTTTCGCTTTGAAACATTCTGTCAGGTTTATTACGAAGAGTGTTCAACTCAATTGTTGCCACATCAAGTGGGCTCAATCCACCGACATCAACTATAACATCCCTATTGTCAACCTCCATCAAGGTGCCCAATGGAGGGCCTTTGTGGATATTTATACTAGTTGATTCAAGTAATTTTTTTACCGCATTTACTTTTCCCAAAGATGCTGCCAACCACAATATAGGCAACTTATAATCTGAATTAGTAAAGTTGACATTGATGTTGGGTACCTTCAACAAAATATCCATACATTCGACGGCTTCCGCGTGCATTGCAGTTCTCAACAAACCGACATAATCTATAGGCGTATCGTCAACAATGGCCAATTCATTGAGCAAAAGCGTCAACTCGTTGTAGTTATTTTTACGAATAATTGTTTGTAAATATTTGTAATCATATTTAGCAGGTTGGGAATTATCCATTTTATATATATTAATATTTTTTTTATAACTAAATCAAATCGTTATAACAAAGAAAGCAAAAAAACAACAAAGCGCAGAAGACAATAAGTATAACTTATAAATCCGGAAAATAAATATAACTACTCGCATTGTGCTCTTGTGGCGATTCTTTGTCAAGTTGAGCCTGCCACTCTCCCATTTGTCTGTGCAAGCTGGTTCCTTCTGCTGGAGTTAGTGCTAAATTGCATATCCGTGCACTTACTGCGTCGGTTTGAGCCAAATAGCAATCATACCTAACGATCGCCCAATAATGTCCCTCGACGTCGGATTCTTGGGCTTCATCAAATCGCTCTTTTGAACGAGTTAACGCCCAATCCTGATTATCCTTGTTTTCATGTAAGTCGTAAGTTTTTACTATGGTCTTTCCGTCACGAAAGAGCAAAATGTAAGCCTTTTCATAGAATGGTGTTTCAAACAGGATATGATGAGTTTTTACAAGGTCATCTATATCACGTTGTATTTTCTCTACTTTTTCGGTCAACTTTGGAAGAACACCGATTCGCATGTCCATGGCGACCTCATTGTTAACACCAGCCGCAATAAAGATTGCCAATTTAAACGACTCCACGTCCTGCTTTGCTTCCATTAATTCAGCGATCATTCGTTTTGGTTTTATCATAAATTGTGTTTATGATAAAAGGAATCAATTTTTTTAGAGTGTAACTAAAAATAAATAGTATTTTATAATTTTATAATTTTATTTTTATAATTTTATAATTTTATAACCATATATATAAACAAAACATCATGTCTAACGCACCACCAGAAGAAGAAATTAACTTAGTTGTCGCAAAAGAAGCAATTAATAATATAAATAAACGCCTTGAAGAATTTAACGAAACAAAAGGATGCAAGTATAAACTTGATATAAACTATTTTTATCAAATGGATAAAAATGCGGAAATAACAGCGCATCATGAAATACATCCCAAAACACTGTTATTGTGTGCATTTAATAATGATATATGCGTGTCTTCAATAATTATAGACTATTATGAAGGATTCATTACTATTTTTTCTCGCACAAAACGACAATATGAAGGTAATAAATTAAATAAATTATTGACATCTGTACTTATTATTATGGCAAGAACCATACATGCAGGTGCTAATTATATATTATCAGAAGCAATTAATCCAGCTCGCGCTTATATATTGATAAAATATTTTAATGCAAAAGGTCGCGATGATGGGATACAATTTTCCACATATAAAGAGTTTAGCGAGTATGTAGAAAAACATGGAGCACTTGAGGTAACGATTGAATTAAATGATGCTAATATAGAAAATGCAAAAATAGTATTTGATAAAACAATAAATGAATTAACATGCGTTGAAAAAAAGGGAGGAAAGCTCAATTATCTGCGCTCTAAAAAAAACAAAAAGTATAGACGAAATCGTAGAAAAACACGACGATAAAAAATGTAGTAGATGTATTTATTGTAAATCATTTGCAAAATGCTTCTTTTAATTTTTTATATAGACACCTTAGGCAACGTTTCAAGATACTCGCGGTCTTCTGCTACAAGTTTTAGGTAGTCAGAATGCGAAACAATAAAGTGCATTTTTTTGCCCTGTATCGTCATCTCATATTTATAATAATTGCCCAACTCATGCTTCACAAAATAGAAGTCGTCGCGCATAAGATTGCCGAACCTTACAATCATGCGTCCTCCCTTAATGTATTTACTACTATTATCATAGGACTCGCAGTCAGCAAAGTCATAGTAATCCCACTTGGTGCCGTCTTTTTCTCCAAGACATAAAACATTATGTAATTCTGGACCTTTTCCAGTAAACATGGCCCGAGTAAAACCTGCCTTCTTATATAGTTCCTCAATTGTGACACGGTCTGGAACCGGAACCCATTCTGTTCTTTCAAGCATGTCTCCCATTTTGATTGGCTGGTGATGTGTGATTACGGTTAGATCGTTTATGATAAAAAGGTTTCAATTTTTTTAGAAATTCAAGCTAGTATCTAAAATCCAACGCCTCTCTTTCGTGTTCAAAAAGCATATCCATAAACAATTTATTCAAATACAGAGGATTTCCATCCTTTCTGGTCCATTCATACCATGGTTCTGTCGCCGCGTTAATAAACTTTGTCTTCTTTTCA